CTTGAATATTTTGCAGATGTAATGGCCTAACTTTATATGTTTTGTTGGAATCATAATAATGTATGGAGTAACGGTGCAGCCTTTGACGTTGTAGTTATGGAACATGCTTGGGGTCAATTGGGGCAAATTCCTCCTTGGCCCTTTTATAAAGTTAGGGACACACGAACCATCTATGAAGTGACTGGCGTAAGTCTTAAAGACGGAAATTATGCTACTACTCACAAAGCAGTAGAAGATGCTGAACGACAAGCAGTAATTTTACAAAATGGTTATATGAAATTAATGAAAGCTGGATTGGTACAACCACGATGAACTTTGATATTGATATTGACTTTGGTGACCGTAGTAAGATATTAGAACATATCAAACACGTGCCTGCGGCAATGCGTAAAGTCAATCCAATGCGTAAACATAACACAGGTGTGCATGTTACTGAAGTGCCCTACGATGCAATAAACGACATGGCTAACATTGATTATGCTGATGCAGAAGACCGCGGATATCTTAAGTTAGACTTATTGAATGTTCACTTATACAGTCAGATACAAACTGAAATGGAACTGATTGACTTGATGGTAGATCCTAATTGGAAGCTATTACGTAACCAAGAGTTTGTAAGTAAGTTGGTTCACTTAAGCAATCATTACAATAGTATGTTAAAGATGCCTGAACCAGTTGATAGTATCCCTAGACTTGCTATGATGCTAGCGATTATTCGTCCTGCAAAGAAACATTTGATTGGTCAGACTTGGAAAGAAGTCGGCGAAAGCGTGTGGGAAAAGAATGATGAAGGATATAGTTTTAAAAAAGCACATGCAATTGGTTATGCTTGGCTAGTAGCAGTTCATATGAATTTGTTAGAAAGAGAATCTAGTACAATCGTTTGACCAGTGTGATGCTACGTCTTTTGGATTTTCTGCGCCCTAGTTCACTCATACTACATATCGGGCCATGAATGATAGTGAGACTTTTATTGTTAAACGTTCGTAAATAGGGTTTAAATATAGTCCACTCATCTTTAAGAAACATATTGATGGGTATCAAACGATTACTTTCCCACCACCAGATATCACCTAATTCTAGGAACTTTTCACGTAGTTCACTGTGAATTATTGCACCGTAGTCATAGATAGTGGTGACAACATCATCCCTATTTTGTATGATTCCAACGTAGTCCTGATTACTATAGGAACATACCGTGATAAAGGGGTGATTTTCGCTTAAATTCTTGAAGAAGTCTGTTTGCATTATATAATGTATCTCGGATATTTATCTGGGTGGTTTAACCATAATATTTTTATATTTAGGTCGTCATAAATACTACAAAGGACCAAACACCGTGTATTCAACATCCGTTTATTTTTACATCCCTAGAGAAACAATAGTGATGATGTCCGGCAATTCAATTAGGAGATATCAAACCGTGTACGCAAAAACCTTAAAATTACATAAGGGAGTTGACAACAGACTTCAATTCCAATTGATTAACCAAGACCAAAAACCTATTAATGTAACGGGCAAAGAGTTGTCTTTTAGAATAATTAGTGAAGATGGTACTAAGTTACTATTTAGTAAGATGTTAACCAACGTTGTAGCACTGAACGGAATCGTACAGTTGGATACAATTGACACTGACATTATTGATATTGATTCACAATATTGCTATTACACGATTGAAATGTCAGATGGTACAACCGATTTACCTGTGTTTGTGGATCATAATTCTGGTGCAAGAGGAAAACTACAAATCGTAGATAGCGTCATGCCTGACTTTGCTCCATCTAATCGTATCAATGTTCCTAATCACCAACTACCAACTAGGACAGGTCCTGCTATTACCTACTATAGCAGTATTTTCTCAGCTAGAGAAGGATTCAACGTAACAGCACAATTGTATTTTGAAAACTATTCTGGAACTGTGCAAATTCAGGGTTCTACTGTAGCAGATGTTGACTGGTATGATATTGGTGATACTACAACTTACATTGAACAAATGGATTGTGATTCTATGAATATCACGGGATTTCATCCATACATGCGTTTCAAGTTTGTAAGTACGGGCGGAGACGCAACCCAAATCTACACAAGATAAGCCAAAGCTTCTTTACTTTCACGTAGTACATATGTTATAATATTGTCATGTTTGACATACTGTCTATTATTCCTGGTAAAAAGAAAACAACAATGGGTGGCTGGCACAGCTTCAACGCCATTTGTTGTGATAAGCGCGGGCATAAGAATGACCGTAGAATGCGCGGTGGGATAAAATTCATAGATGAAAACAGTTGGACATACAATTGCTTTAATTGTGGATATAGTTGTCATTTTGAATTGGGTCGTAGCATAACTAAACGTGTTAAAGAACTATTGATGTGGTCTGGCATAGACGAACTTCAAATACAACGTTGGAGCTTAGAAAGTTTACAGAATAAAGACCTATTAGACTTTACTAAAAAGTTTAAAAAAGTCAAACCAATCAATCTACAAGCAAAAGAATTGCCCGATTGTGATGTGTTAGATGTGAATAACGAAAAGCATACGGTCTTTGTTGAATATCTTAAAAAACGTAGTATTGATGTAAACAAACACACATTGTACGTGACACCTGACGATGAAGGTCGCAACAGTAATCGGGTGATTATACCGTTTACATACAACAATAAAATAGTGGGTCATACTAGCAGATACTTAGATGACCGTAAACCTAAATTTATAACTGAGAATCAACAAGTAGGTTATGTGTTTGGTTATGACTTACAGAAACCAGAATGGCAAGTGTGTATTCTTGTTGAGGGTATATTTGATGCATTGAGTATTGACGGTTGTGCATTAACACATAACAATATCAGTCCAGAACAAGCACAAGTACTAAGACAGTTGAACAGACAAATCATTATGGTTCCTGATAGAGACAAGCCCGGATTAGATATATGCGATACAGCACTTGGGTTAGGCTACAGTGTTAGTTTACCTGATTGGGAAGATGATATCAAAGATGTAAACGATGCGGTAATAAGATATGGTAAAGTTCCTACACTACTAAGTATATTACAGTGTGCAACAACAAGTAAAATTAAAATTGAGATGAGAAGGAAACAGATTGTTAAAGGATTATAACACAGAAGTTCAACGGCTCTTTCTGCAAATGATGATGACAAATGCAGAATTGTATACCAGAGTTATGAACATTATGAATGCTGATAACTTTGATAAATCGCTACGACCTGTAGCTGAGTTTATGAAAGAGTATAGTGGTAAATATAGCATACTACCTGATGTAACACAAATCAAAGCAACAACAGGCGTAGAACTAGAAGTCATTGAAGATTTTGGTGACAAACACACTGAATGGTTTCTAGCAGAGTTTGAATCATTCACCAAACGACAAGAATTAGAACGTGCAATTCTTAAGTCGGCAGACTTATTAGAAAAGGGTGACTTTGGTCCCGTAGAAAAACTAATCAAAGATGCAGTACAGATTAGTTTGCAACGAGACATGGGTACAGATTACTTTGCTGACCCTAAAGCACGATTACACAAATACTTTAATGCAGGTGGACAACAAAGCACAGGCTGGCCGCAACTTGATAGATTGTTATATGGTGGTTTTAGTCGAGGTGAATTAAACATCTTTGCAGGCGGCTCAGGTTCAGGTAAGTCATTGGTGATGATGAACATTGCATTGAACTGGTTGAACATGGGGCTTAGTGGTGTTTATATCTCATTGGAACTTTCTGAAGAATTGACTTCCCTTAGAACTGATGCGATGTTGACTATGATGAGTACCAAAGATATTCGTAAAGATATTGACAACACTGAACTTAAAGTTAAAATGGCAGGAAAGAAAGCAGGTCAATATCGTGTTAAAGGTTTACCAGCACAAAGTAATGTCAATGATATTCGTAGTTATTTAAAAGAAGTACAGATTCAAACTGGAATGCGTGTTGACTTTGTAATGATTGACTATCTTGACTTGGTTATGCCAGTGTCAGTGAAAGTCAATCCTAACGACCAGTTTATTAAAGACAAATATGTCAGTGAAGAATTGCGTAATTTAGCAAAAGAACTAGGCATACTAATGGTAACTGCGAGTCAGTTGAATCGTAGTGCAGTTGAAGAAATTGAGTTTGACCACAGTCATATCGCTGGTGGTATCAGTAAGATTAATACAGCAGATAACGTGTTCGGTATCTTTACAAGTCGCAGTATGCGTGAACGAGGTAAGTATCAGATTCAGTGTATGAAAAGTCGTAGTTCTACTGGTGTAGGACAAAAGATTGATTTGGAATACAATATTGAAACTATGCGTATCACAGACGAGGATCCTGATGGATATGCGGATCAGCAAGCAAAATACAGACCTGCCCCAAGCCCCAACGAGATTATGAGTCAACTTAAACCACAATCTACAGTCACTGCTGATGGGGAAATAATACCGCTGGAGCCGATGACTAAGACAGTGGTTGCAGACGTTCAGGGCGCAAGATTAAAAGCTATGCTTAATGCGATGCGTAAGTGATAAATATAATTAGGAACCGAATATTATGGAACGTAAAACCCGTAGTCTATTAGAAGAATTAGAAGCACTTGGAAGCAATCGTGACACTAAACATGTTATTGAAAGCCGTGCCCATAATATCATCACTAGCGCAATAAACCTCATTGAAATGATTAATAAACATTACGATCCTGAACGTGCCCAAGTATTAGAACGCAAATTACTAAGTGCAATTAAGTCTAAGGATCAAGCTAGGTTCTCTAAAAGTTTGAGAAAACCTAATGAAACTGAGTGATATTCAAAACGAAGGTTTAGGTGATTCATTAAAAACTGCCGGAAGAGCAGCCGCTGGATTAGCTGGTCAAGTTGCAAGTTCGGTAGGTGGAAAAGTAGCAAGTACAGCCGGTACACTTGCTTCTGGTTTCGGACGTGCAGTTGGATTTGATGCATCACAGAATTGGGCGGCAAAACATCAGCAGGGTATGGCTAAACAAAAGTTTATAGGTACCTTTGTAAGTAAGATACAAGGTTTTCTTGCTAGCACAGAAGAAGCATTCAAAGATGATATTGCGTTAATACAAAAACAGTTAGCACAGCAACAGCAAGCACAACAGCAAGGTGCACCTGTACAAGAATCATACGATTATTCTACTAAATTAAAAGTGTTTTTAAAAGAAGCACAAGAAGTTGAAAACTTCATAAAGCAATATGGTCAAAATATTGAGCAAGCAATCACTAGCTATATGTCAGGGGATGTTGGGAATCTAAAATCTAAAGTTCAATCAGTCTCTCAGCAAATAGCGCAAATGATAGTAAATAAACAGAATCCAGTTTATTTGATACAAGAATTAGCTGGAGAATTCTTTGACCAGTATTATAGTTCTCAACGACAGAATTTTGTACAATCACATCCGGCAGCTGATATCCCGTTAAGTTCTGACGGTGAACAAGTACTTGCCGCACTTAAAAAGCTTAGTAAAAAAGAACAAGATATCGTAGTTCAGAAGCTAAAACAGGGTGGAAATCTGTTCTAAACCTAGGTTTTTTTGCAAATGGCATAAATAAAAGTAGAGCCTATATGGTTCAAACTTTTAAAGGAAAAATAAAATGTCAAATAATCTATTACACACTCATGGTGACGTAAACCCAGTATTCGCTATTGATACACTAAACGGTTCTGGTTCAGCAACAACTGGCGTACCAGTTCAAATCGCTGGTCCAAAATTAGACTTCTTCAAAATTGATGTCGGTGCAGACGTAGCTAGCCAAATGGGTGTTGACGAAGCAGTTGATAAAGTTATCAAATGTGTAACACAATTAGCAACTGTTCACTTCTACCAAGTAGAAGCAAGTACAGGTCAAGTTAGCATTGCTGTTTACCCAACAGCGGCTTGGACAGACAGCACATTAGAAACTGCTATCCAGGCATTGGATACAGGTTCTGGCTATCGTTTCAACAGCGCAACAGTCGCAGACAACGGTTTCAAATTAGCTTAATTAGTTAATTTTACGTAATTAAAAACCCAAGATTTATTCTTGGGTTTTTTTACCTCTATTAAATACTATATGGGAACAAGAATTAGATGCTACACACTTTTTGATATTACTAAAACAGATATCACAAGTCGTAGACCTCCCCTTGAAATGACAAACAAAGACATTTCTGAATGGGAGAATAAAAGAAATACACAGTGTAACTTAGACACTATCGTGCAGGTTATTTCGCTTAGGGCACAACCTGAGAATATCACATCCACTACAAAGAATTCATTCAATTTATCAGAGTTTGATAAGTTTGGATTCTTGATTGATCCGGTTGAGCCATGCGAAGTTCATAGCTTTGACTTCTATGTTAATCATTCAGGTGTGTTCATGGAAAACGAGAAAGAATTGGGTGCATTGGATACAGACTGCTCAGGAGTCCCAATGATTAAATTGCATGACCGTCGTGTTACACTACCTGACTTTTTAGACACTACCCCTGAATTACGAAATATTTACTTTGAGGTGCTTTCATATGAATGAGAAAAAATTGTTTGAATCCTTTAACCGATTATTCAGTGAAGAAAATTTAAACAGGTTAAAAGATAAAGCTGTCTACAAAGACGGGAATCTATATAGATTATTTGAGGAATATGAGATCCGCGCAGTCAACGTAGGATTTACTGTACTAAAATTGGGCACAGATGTATCCAATACATTCTCTACTTTACAATATGCAGTGACTTGGGTAGTGCTTGATAAGCGCAATTTAATCTATGAAGAAAATCGTGTCAGAGACCTAGATACCCAGTTAGCAAGCTTAGACGTTATCATCAAATCTGCTGAAAATGCTAAGAAAAAAGCGAAGTTAGACTTCTTAAGATACAATAGACTTGCTGAGGCCAGATACAAAAAGCAAATAATTCTAGAGGAATTAAATAGTTATATGATGCAGACTAAACGCTGGCAAATTAAGAAATTTAAGGAATCTTCTCTTTAATTTTATTTGAAGAAAGATAAATACATTATCGTACTTTAGGAATACCTATGAAACTAACCGAATTTAACCGTAAGCCGTCAATGATGGCAAAGAAAGCTCTTAAAGAGAATTTCAATACCTCTTTGAACTTTGACAAGTTGTCTATGTCTGACACAAGAACCATGTTACGTAAAGTAAAAGGTTTAATCAGTGAAACTAGACAATCAAACGCTATTCATTCTAGCGAACAAAATCCAGCTTACTTGAAACTTGTTTTCATGGAGCAAGCATTAGCACATCACTATGGTGAATTAAGAGCGCAACCAATGTACAACAGCCGTATTGTTGTTGAGAACGAAGAAGTTGAGAAATCACAAGTTGTTCTAGCCGTTAAAGACATGGTTGACAGCGTACAGAAAATGGTTGAAGAAGTTTCTGATATGCTAGTTAAAGAATTACCAGCAGTTATCGACAGCGTTAACAGTGAAATTGGTACTAACGAAGGTGAACAATTCAGTTCACAAGCCAACGAAGCACTTACTACATTGCAAGCCGCATTGACACAAGCTAAGACTACATTACAAACTGCATTAGGCGTTGTAACTGGTCAAGGTGGCGGCTTCGGTATGGATGATGGAATGGGCGGCATGGGTGCTCCTGATATGGGTGCAGACATGGGCGGCGATATGGGAATGGGCGGGGACGAGATGGGTGCTGAAATGCCACCAGAAGAAGCTCCTATCGAAGAACCAGAAACAGAACCAACAAGCGT